AAATAATGACATTTCAAAAACATAATATACAAATTACTAATAAAGGTAAATACACTTCAGATGCGGTGTATGTTGATGATGATGGAAAAAATACTACAGTTATTATGTGTCCAGAGTTTGATACAATGGACGAGGTAATTGAGTGGATAACAGAAAATATGGATAAAAACTAGTGGAAAATACAAGTGGCAAGCTAATTAAAATTACGGACATTATTGAAACAAGAGTTCGTAAGGAAAAAGAGTTGGAGTTTTACGAAAAAGAGCTTAAGAAACTACAACAAAAAATGTTTTTTATACAAAAAGATATTGAAATTACTAATATCATTATCAATATAATTGAGAACGAAAAAGTAATGGATATAAAAGAAAACATGGAAGCTAGAATGTTAGGCGATGAGTGAAAAACTTTAGTATCTAAAAATGCTAAATAAAGGCATAGATACAATGAGTGAGGAGATTATATTATGAAAATAGCGTTTATTTTTGGTAAGGGTATTGAAGGATGCGGTGTTACCAAAGGTGCAAACATTTTTGAAGAGTGGTTAGTATCACAAGGACATGAAACAGTTATTATTGATTTTGATAATGACCAATTGTTTAATCGTGCCGGTGATACTGATTGGAAAGGACCTATTAAACGTGTTGAGAAACATCAAAAGGCTGAAGATGCGGTTGATGTTTTAAGAGAAGTAAATGGTTGCGATATTGCAATTGTTCATTCTATGCCAACTCGTAAACAACAAAATTATGTTGACCGATTTCGTGAATGGTTAGCAATGGTTTCTGATCCTATTATTGTTGTACACGATCACGGTATTACCAAACACAATATTAATATGATTCCACAAGCCGCTGAAATTTTTTCAATGGCTGATGTTGGCGTTGTACAATCACTTCAAGGTTATGGGCGAGATGCTTACACTTCGCTTGACGAAGGTTTAAACGATCGTATTGTTGAAAATCCTATTTGGGTTAACATGGGTGAGTATGATCAATATCGTAAATCATTTGAAGAACGTCGTAAGCATTTCCTATATCTAGGCCGTATGTCTTCGTTAAAAGATCCGGCCATGATCCCTCGTATTGAACCACATTTAGATATGAATGAATGGGATTTATCACTCATCGGTTGCGAAAAATCTATTTCATCTGTAAGTATGCTGACTAAAGATATTAGAGATAACCCAGCGCCATATACTGATCCATTTAAAGACAAAATTCGTATTCATAGTTTAAACAAAGCTGGTATTTACACGGTACCACCTAAGGAAAGATTAAAACTTAATACTGTTATGAATGCATATGAGCGCTATAAGTATAGTTGGGGTATGGAACAGCTCGGCGAGTCTATGGCTTCTTGGTGTGGATACAGATTAAAAGTTCCTGCAGAATATGGAAACCGCATGGAATATACTGTGCTTGAATCGTTTTTGTTAACTCTACCAGTAGTCAGTAGACATTTTGCTGAAAATGCTTATTCGCCTGAAGGTAAATTGTGGGGTGAGTACGATGGCTTCTTAATTTCTAAAGCTCGTGAGGAAGAGGCTTTGGCCGAGGAGCTTAATAGGATTGCTAATAACAAAGATGAATGGAATGAGCGCACAACCGCTTGCCGTGAGCTTGTTGGTAAATTTAACAACATTGATGTCATTGGTCAACAATTTTTAGATTTTGTATTGACAAAAGGCAAAAGAAGTGATAAGATTAATTTTATAGAGAAGGTAACAGAGTACTTTCCATCAGCTGTTGAGCTTCGTAATAAAGGTGAGGTACTTATCACATCAGCGGGTAGTGTTTTAACTAAAACGCCATTCACATTAGTTGATGGTAAACAAAATGAAATTAAGGCACCTAAAGATGTTGGTGCAACACTTGAAGGATTTTTCTAATGTATCATAAACGTATCGTTATTGACTTTGACGACACATTAGCGTTCCATGAAAACAGAAATTTTGACGAAGCTATTCCTAACGACGATTTAATTGCAAAGACAAATCAGTTATATAATGAAGGATGGCAAATTGATATTTTCACTGCTCGTGGATCCATATCGTGCAAAACTCGTGAAGAGGCTCGAGTTAAATACGAAGCAGGTATTCTCGCATGGCTTGATAAGTATTCTGTAAAGTTTAATTCACTTTCATTTGATAAACCATTAGCGGCTTACTATATTGATGATAAGGGTATTACTCCTGGGGATTTTCTTGAGGTTGATATTCGAGAACTTGAAGGTGGTTTGTCTGGAACTGAAATTTTTACTGATGGTAAGGTTGTACATAAACAAGACCCAAATGCTCACGCTACTAATGAATGGTTTAATGAAGCCTTTTGTGTAGGTATTGACGTTCCAATAGTTCATCGTATCGTCGGTGAAACTATTACTATGGACTATATTGAGCATAACGAAAAATTCTTTAGGAGTGACTTCCACGTGGCTTTGGGTATGATCCAAACACAACTTGAGAATATGAAAAGGCTTAAACCACTAGACGATACAAACTTTCAGTCATATATTAATCGCATTAAAGATCATGCGGTAGCATCAGGTCAAACCGATTTAATTGATAACGCCGACCTATTGAATAGCTTTAGTTTAAACAGATCGTTTTCACATGGTGATTTTGGTATTAAAAATATGTTATTTAAGGATCATCGTTTATATTTGATTGATCCAATTTGTAATGTATTTGGTTGTACTGAACTTGACGTAGCTAAGTTTTGTGCTAGTTTGTATATCAACCAATATCATCCGGAATATATTTTAAAATCTATTGATATATTGGCCGCGGCAAACGATATAAATAAACCTATGCTACTAGCACTTATACGCGCTGAAATTACTCGCGTATACAAGTACCATCCTGACAAATCTTTTATTATGGAATGCTTTGAAAATGTTTACGAATAAATCTGAAATCGCTGTAAGGGTTGGAAAGACCGTTGATGAACTCCGTATTGGATTCACTTGTTCAACTTTTGACTTATTGCATGCAGGTCATATTGTTATGTTACAAGAGGCTAAAGAGCATTGTGATTATCTTATTTGTGGTTTATTGACTGATCCTACAGTTGACCGTCCAGAAACTAAAAACAAACCAGTACAAACCCCGTTTGAGCGTTATGTTCAATTGGCGGGTTGCCGGTTTGTCGATGAAATCATTCCATTTAGTACTGAACAAGAAATCGTCGATATGATTTTAACTATTCAGCCGCATATTAGATTCGTAGGTGAAGAATATAAAGGTACTGATCATACAGGTGTTGGTTTATGTCACATACATTATAACAAACGTAAGCATTCTTTTTCTTCGACAGATTTAAGAAAACGCGTTATTGAATCCTCGAAAGGCAATAAATGACTATTACTCACGCATCAATTGTACCATTAATAGGCGGCGAAACCATAGGCTCAGCAAACGCCTTTGGCGGCCCTCCGATTCATTTTATGTCATATGAAGCTTTTGCTGATAATGATAGCCATATTTTAAATTACTATAAAGAACACAATCTTCCATATTATGTGCTCGACAAAGGTATGGCACCACCTAAAAACGAAAGAGCTGACGTTGTATCATCTGTTTGTCCATGTGCAGGTTTATCAATGATGTCGCAAGGTTACGGCGATCACAATCCTAATAACGAATGGATGGGTAAAACCGCAGAGTATATTCTTGGTGAATATAGACCTAAAGTGTTTTGGGGCGAAAACGCTCCACACTTTGCTGGTAAAATTGGTAAAAACGTACGTGAAAATTTAAAACGTATCGGCCAAGAAAATGGATATACAATGTCTGTGTATCGTACAAAATCATTATTACATGGTTCTCCGCAGGTACGTGAACGTTCGTTTTATTTCTTTTGGCAGGATACTAAAACACCATTACTTGGATATTTTAATAGACCACACACTCCTATTGAGGAAGTATTACGTAATGTTAAATCAAATTTCCAAATGGAACCAATCAATCCTAAAAGACCAACTGATGATCCATATTACAAATTTGTTTTAGAACATATTCATGGTGGTCGAACTCATAAAGAGCACTCAGCTGCTATTAAACCGGAATCAGCACGAGGCATGAGCGTATATTCTTATATTGAACAACAAGGTTATGATTGGAAACAAGTTGCAGAATGGATGACTGAAAACGATTATCCGCGTGAAGCAGAAAAATCAATGTACAAATATAATAAGCTCAAGGCTGGTGGTAATATTATGCGACGTGGTGTAACAATTCCAAAGGATCGCATTGGCGCTTTTGTAGGACATTATCCAACCGCGACGACACATCCAGACGAAGATCGTTTTATTACATATCGTGAAGCTATGACTATTATGGGATTACCTGAGGATTTTGAATTAGTAAACGCGAATAAGAAAAACGCAAACCATATTTGTCAAAACGTACCGGTACAGACTGCTACTGACATGGCAAATGAAGTAAAAAAATATTTAAATAATGAGTTAAAAATGATTGACACGGACTACATTATGCAGTATAATCATTCTCAGAAAGAAGAATATATTGAAAGACATAATACACTTGAGGAGTTCATATGAGAACGGATTTTATTCTAGACTTTGAAACGATAGGTCAGTGCGCTTATAAGATACCCGCGCTCGACTGTTCTTATAGAACTTTTGTGTGGGACAGATTTTTAGAGCAACCTTATTCGTTTGAAGAACTGGTTTCCTCAACGCAAAAAGTTAAATTAGATATTAAGCATCAAGTATCAGAATATGGTTATTCATATACAAAAGATGATTTGGATTGGTGGTTAAGTCAAGATGCCAGTGTTAAATCAGTTCTTAAGCCTACGCCTAATGATGCAACAGTCCAAACTTTTATTGAAGGTGTTATCAACTTTCTTAGGACTGAAAAGAAAATTGATTATTGGTGGAGTCGCTCAACAGGATTTGACCCAGTAATTTTAGATCGTTTAGCTAGAGACGTGGATTTAAATGTTGAGTTAAATACATATATTCCCTATTGGAAAGTTAGAGATACACGTACATTTATTGACGCTAAATTTAACTTTACAACTAAAAACGGTTTTATTCCTATCGCTGATGAAAATTACTGGGAACAAAACTTTAAATTACATGATAGTTCGCACGACGTAGCCGCAGATATTTTAAGGCTACAAGCTATATGTAGAGCTGAAAATGATATGGAGCAAGTTAAATCATGAGTAAAATAGAAATTTCAATCGAAAAACTGAGGGAGTATAAAATCTTCGTCGGCACACCTATGTATGGCGGTAATTGCGCTGGTACATATACAAAAGCATGTACTGATTTAGCTATGGTGTGTGCGGCAAATGGTATTACCGTTAGGTTTTATTATTTGTTTAATGAGAGCTTAATCCAAAGAGCTCGTAACTATATTGTAGACGAATTCCTTAGGTCTGATTGTACGCACCTTTTGTTTATTGATGCTGATATTGGTTTTAATCCAAAAGATGTATTTGGTCTTATCGCGGTACATAACCAAGATCCAGAGAAATATAATATCGTTACAGGACCTTATCCCAAGAAAACTATTGCTTGGGAAAAAGTAACACAAGCTGCTAAGGTTGGCAAGGCTGATGAGTCACCATTTGAGCTTGAAAACTATACCGCGGATTACGTATTCAACCCGGTAAATAAACAATCTACTTTTCAAATAGATCAACCGTTAGAGGTTGGAGAGGCCGGCACAGGCTTTATGCTTATCGCTCGTGAAACCTTTGAAAAGTTTAAAGAGAAGACACCTCACCTAGCTTATAAACCAGATCATGCACGTACTGAGCACTTTGATGGTTCAAATATGATTCACGCGTATTTTGATTGTGTCATTGATCCTAAGTCAAAGCGTTACTTATCTGAAGATTATTTCTTCTGTAACGCCGCACGATCATTTGGTATGAAAGTCTGGATGTGCCCTTGGATGCAATTACAACACGTTGGATCCTA